GGTGGCGAGCCGATCTAGTTTGTTGGACACAAATGTACCCGACAACGAGAAGCTGTATGGGTATCACAGACTGGATGATCCGTTGGTTCAGACAGTTCAAGACGGCAATCTGTTGATAACGAAGCAGTCAGAGATAGATCCGCCAGAGCCTGTTGAATCAGATCCGATCATTTTTGGGAGGCATGACAATGTTTGAAGTGAATGTGGCGTCAATTGGTGCGGTGGATGTTGTTACATCTGATAATGGTGGGTTATCAAATGATCAGATTGCCGACATGGCAGCAAACAAGATCATGTATGTTTCTAACGAAGCACCAGAACCCATTCGTCTCCAAGCTGAAGCCTTTAAGGATCGAGTCCGAAATTTAGTCCAATACTATGTGGAGTTGGCTAGAAAGGAGGAACGTGCTACAATTTGCGCGAAAGTTCGTGAAGCCGGTCAACATGAGTTGGCTGATGCTATAGGGAGGCTGTAATGGCGATAACACAAGCAATGTGCACAGCGTTTAAACAAGAGCTGATGCTGGGCACGCATAATTTTGCGACAAATGGAAACGCTTTTAAGCTGGCTCTCTACGCGGAAAGTAGCGGCGGTAAGTCTAGCACTACAGCTACACTAGGCGCGACAACCACGGCGTTTACAACCACTGGTGAAGTAGCATCAAGTGGCACATACGCCACTGGAGGTGGCACTCTTACAAAGGTTGCTCCCACCACCTCTGGAACGACTGCATTTACTGATTTTGCGGATCTTAGCTTTACTACGGCAACCATCACTGCGATGGGAGCGTTGATCTACAACAGTACGAACAGCAATAAGGCTGTTGCTGTGTTGGACTTTACGTCTAACAAAACATCAACGTCAGGCACTTTCACCGTTCAGTTCCCAACAGCAGATGCCAGTAACGCCATTATCCGTATAGCGTAATGGAGTAGTTCATTGGCAAACATTACGGGTTGGGGTCGAGGTACTTGGGGTCAGGGTGCTTGGAACCAAGCCATACCCGTCGTTGTCACTGGAGTTGCCGCTACTACCGCGTTAGGCAACGAATCAGTTGTTATATCTGTTTCTATTCCTGTAACGGGTTTAGCTGCCACTACTACGCTAGGCTCTGAAACAGTTACTGCCTCTGCCTTAGTTAGTGCTACAGGCGTATTTGCAACGAGTGCCGTTGGTTCAGAGACTGTAACAGGCACCGCTCTTGTTTCTCCCACAAATGTTGTAGGCACTACCGCTCTAGGTGAAGAGCAAACGAATTGTTCTGCAAATCTCACCGGTGTGGGTGTCACTGCAACGGTCAGCTTTGGTGACGAATCTGTTACCGCAGGGGCGTTGGTTACTGTCACCGGTGTTGCTGGCACAAGCGCATTGGGTTCCGAGACTGTCACCGGCACTTCGGTGCTTTCCCTTACGGGGCAAGCGGCTACTGGCGCAACAGGTACAGTTACCTTAGAATCCAAGTATTTAGTAACAGGGGTTACAGCAACAGCAAATGCTGGTATAGTTCTCGTCTATACGAGTATTGTGCCTAGCCAGACTCCTAATTGGACGGATATAACGACAGCATCTCCATCCTGGTCTGATGAGACACCCTCGCAGAATCCTGATTGGACAGAGATAGCGGCGTAGGAGCAATACATGGCTAGTTCGTTTAGTACAAATTTGGGCATTGAAAAACCTGCTACAGGAGAACTGTCAGGTTCTTGGGGTGATGTTACAAATTTTAACTTCGACATTTTTGATAGAGTCACGGGCGCCACTGATTTGACGGCGTCCGATCTGACAACAGATCTCACCATCCGTGCCGCATCGCCAACATCTGGTCAGAGCAACGTACAAGTCGGCATGTTCTCGGTCATCAACCTTAAAGACAGTGGTTCAGATTTGGGCGGCACCAACGTGGTGACTATCGCGCCGAATACGGCTACCAAGTTCTTTGTAATCAAAAACTCTCTTTCTGGAAGTCGTAGCGCGACCATTCAGCAAGGCAGTGGAGCTACGGTTTCTATTCCAAATGGCACAACGGATATCGTGTTTTGCGATGGTGCTGGATCAGGTGCAGCGGTTACGGCAGTTGGTTCTTCGTTCAATGTAGCCGACAATACAGAGGTGGCAGGGCAGGCCACCGCTTTAGCAATCGCCCTTGGATGATAGGAGTACAGCATGGCAAATGATGCTTCCGTAACGATACAGGCGACAGTTTTGCCAGACGAGATTGCCAAAACTTTCTCGGCGAGTATGACTGTCACCCCAGAAGACGCTAACGATAAGTGGTATTACAAAAAGACCAGTGTATCTAATTCAAGCACTGATCTTATCGCTGGTAACTATACAGACTATACGGCTGTGGACGACGACACTGCGCCAACGGCTGTGGCAACTGGTGACAAGGTTAAGTTCTTATTCATCAAGAATGTTGATACGAACAGTCGTAGCATCTACGTCGTCTTAGACGCAGGGACTGCATCTTCTAGCGCAACTGATGGCATCACCATCGGCCCAAGCGAGGCTTTTGCAGCTAGACTGCCAAACACGACAGTTGCCGACATTCACGCTATTTCGTCTGCATCCACCGCAGAGGTCATCGTATGTGCTTTGCTTGACGATGTAGGATAGGGGTAGATCATGGCTAATACCTTCAAAAACAAGGTGTTTAACGGTGATAGCAGCAGTGCCAACTCTGACATGGCTGTCTATACCGTGCCAAGTTCTACCACTACGGTTGTAATTGGTCTGACGCTGGCGAACACCTCATCTTCTCAAATCACCGCTGACATCAAGCTCAACGCGGGTGACATGGTGTTCCTGGCGAAGGACATACCTATTCCTGCGGCATCCAGCTTTGAATACATGGCTGGTAACAAGATCGTGATGGAAACGGGTCACAGCCTGATCGTGCAGTCTAATACGGCAAACAGCCTCGACACCGTGGCGAGTATCATGGAGATCACCTGATGCCCTTTATAGGTAACCCACCGTCAACCAGCTTTCAGGCTCGGCCTGCCACGCAAGAGTTCAATGGAGATGGTTCAACTACGACGTTTACGCTGAACCAAACGGTTACTCAAGAGGACATCGTTGTATCTGTAGATGGTGTCGTACAAGAAAGCGTTGATGCTTACACTGTCCCTAACGGCACGACGCTAACCTTTACTGCCGCCCCATCCAGCGGCACTGGCAACATCTTCGTCATATATCTTGGCACTTCTGTGGGGTCTGTTACTCCTGCCGCACAGAACAAGGGCAACTTCAAGGCCGGTGGTTTGTTCCGCACCAACGCACAGTCATTGACTGCCGACACAACCATTCTTGCAACCGAGAACGCAAACGTGACAGGCCCGTTCACTGTAGCCAGTGGCGTGACCCTGACCGTTGAAAGCGGCGGGACATTGGTGACGCTATGAGTACGTTAAAGGCAGATACCATTCAGAGTACAGGCGGCGGTGCGGCTACGCTGACTAATCAACAGGCTGCAAAGTGTGGCTCTGCACACGGCACTGATGCCGTACTAGACAGCGGTTTTAACGTAAGCAGTATTACTGATCAAGGCACAGGCACTTTTGATACAAACTACACAAATAACTTTTCTGCCGCTATTAACGTATATTCAAGCACTAGGTTTGGCACTAGCACCATCGGCTTTACTTACATTCTTTCTACCACGACATCATCTCATAGAGTGGACAGTGCGGGGCATGCCGGCTCTTTGCAAGATAAACCTGTTAGTAGCACCGTTCACGGAGACCTCGCATGAGTACCATTCTTGTAAACACGCTGACGGGTACTAGCACTGCTGGCTCTATTGCAGTCACGGGTGAAGGCAACTCGACGACCACAAACTTGCAGCAGGGGCTGACGAAGGCTTGGGTAAATTATACAGGGATAACAACCACTGCGGCTAGGGATTCGTTTAACATTAGTAGTTTGACAGATGCAGGTACTGGACAGACGTATCCTATTAGCTTTACTAACAATATGGGAAATGATGATTACGCTGGTTCTTACTTTCAAAACTCAGCCGCAGGTACAGCCTATACAAATTTTTCAAATCAATATGTAGGTGGCTTTGGTACTTTTGCCACAGGCTCCTTTGGTAATTATGCTTTTGGGTCAAGCAATGATACAGATAGTGCCAATAACTATACTGTAATTATAGGAGACCTCGCATAATGGCATTCGGTACACTCAAAGCAGATACCCTGACGCACTCGACTGCGGGTTCGCTGGCTACGAATTTTGTTGTGAAGGGTGGTGCGAAACACCATCTCCATCTTAATGGGTCAGACCATTCTGTTCTTGATAGTCTCAATAATTCTAGCACAACTGATGATGGCAGTGGATTGGCTACCCTTGCAGTAACTAATTCTTTCACGAATGCTAATTACACTTACACTGCATCACGAAACGGTAGCACTAACAATACCTTTATTTTTACCATTGAAACACCTTCAAGAACATCATCAACCATGAGTATTTCTACAAAGTTAACGTCGACTACTACTATAACTTTGGGTGATGCCAATAGTTTTTCTTGTAGTATATTAGGAGACCTCGCATGACAGTGACCCCAGAGTTTCAAGGCACACATCTATGGGATAGGCTCTGTTGGGCCAAAGAAAACCTTGACGGTGTGCAGTCAGACTATCGTGTCGTATACGAAGACAGCCTAGACGAGTGCGCCAAGATATTGGTGCCGGACCCCAACTGGATGGCCTGTGCGTTGCAGGGTGGGATATTGCCGCCGGTTTGGGTATACTGGGAATTAGCGAAGGACGAGGCGCAGCCCGACTTCAAGAAACACACACGCGGCTACTTGCTGCATGACACAGAACCGATGGGGCCGATGACCGAAGAAGAGGCTATCGAATACCTCATCCAGAAGGACGTACCACAGTCTGTATGGCAGTCGTGGGACGAGGGCAACCGCCCGAAGATGGTGATCTGTCGGAAGCAGCAGCTTCCGGGGACACGCGAGTGGAGAAACGCATGGCGTATCTCTGATGAACTGGCAGCTTAGAGGAGCAGAAAATGCCGACAACCTATATCGTAGACAAGGACGGGAACCAGATTGACGCTTCCACGGCTACCGTTCCTTCTGACCGTCACTTTCGCGGTGCATGGTCTCTGGATGGCAGCGTCATTAGTGAGGATCTGGCAAAGGCCAAGGAGATCTTCAAGGATAAAATCCGTGAAGTTCGCGCCCCGCTGCTTGAGGCAGAAGACGTAACCTACATGAAGGCGCTTGAGGCTGACGATTCGACAGCTAAATCGAAGTCGGTAGCCACGAAGAATGAACTCCGTGGCGCACCCGCAGCGGCAGCGATTACTAACGCAACCACGATTGCTGAACTGAAAGCCGCTTGGGATTCTGACTTGCTGGGCGACTCGCCTTACGCATAAGGAAACGTAGATATGGCGTTAACAAGAGTTACAGTACCGGGAACTGTTTTGCAGGTTAAAACTGCCGTAGACACTTCGCTTAGAACATCCACTAGTCAAACATTTGAAGTGGCAAGTAACACAGCACAAGTTTCTATAACGCCATTCTCATCGACTTCTAAGTTTCTTATAACCTGCAATGGGGTAATCAGCACTGACGATGGAAATGATGGTTGGTACGCAACTATTTTCAGAGACAGCACTAATTTAGGTGATAGTGCAAACGGTCTAGCACATGGTAATTCTGTTCCGAATGTTTCGGCAAACTTCTTTCCGTTTTCAATGACTGTTTTAGATAGCCCTGCGACTGCGTCAGCAATTACATATGGGCTTCAATTTAGGAACTATAATGCTGATAGCGACAGTTCTCTTACTACGAGATTGGGAAGACATCTGGAAGGTACCTCTAATCCCATACCCACACACATAGTTGTCATGGAGATTGATGGATAATGCCATACATAGGTAAATCCCCAGAGTTTGGCGTCCGCAACCGCTTCGTGTATCAGGCGACTGCGGGGCAGACGAGCTTCAGCGGATCAGACTCTGACTCTCTGGTGCTGACGTACTCTGACAGCCTGTATATGGATGTTTACCAGAACGGTGTGCTGCTGAAGCCGGGAACGGACTACACCGCCACCACCGGCACGACAGTGGTGCTGGTCACAGCGGCGTCATTGAACGACGTTGTCGAGATGGTGGTGTATGACTCTTTCACTGTGGCTAACAGCTACACCAAGTCTGAGTCCGACACACGCTACCCCTTCAAGGGCAACAACAGCATCATCCGCTTGAACGGTCAGACCATCAGCGCAGACATCACGATTGACAGCGACGAGAACGGTGTGTCGGCAGGGCCGATTACGCAGAGTGCTACCGTCACTGTTAATGGATATTGGAGCATCGTATGACCAGCGTATTGAATGTAGACACGATTGCTGACAAGGCGGGTACGGGGCCGGTAGGGCTGACGAAGCAACAGGCGGCAAAAATGCACTTTGGAATTAGCGGGTCAGATGCAGCAATCAAACAAAGTCTGAATGTTTCTAGCACGACAGACGATGGCACAGGAGACTATGACATAACTGTAACTAACGCTTTTGCTAATCAAATGGATGATTCTGGATTAGCTTTGGTGGCGGGTAGTGGTACGGCCTTCGGACGTTACGCTGGAACCGATACAACTACTACTGTTTTTAGTATTCGTGCGCATGATAGCGGCGGCACTAAAGTAGATAGAGAATGTAATGGCGCAGCATTTGGAGACCTCGCATAATGGCAAGCATACTCAAAGTCGATACAATCACAGGGGTAGCCACGGCTGGGTCTATTGCGATTACCGGCGAGGGCAACTCGACCACAACGAATTTGCAGCAGGGTCTGGCGAAGTCATGGGTCTTGTTTAATCAAGCCAGCCCACAGGTTTTAGATAGCTTGAATAACAGTTCTATGACGGATAGCTCAACTGGATTTTTTGATATGAATGTGACGAACGCTATGGGTTCAACGAATTACGTTTGTCACTTTAATGCAACAGTGATCAGCAGCCATGTCGGACAGGCACTTGATGTAAGAAATGCTGCTTCTGATACAAACGCAAGTCGCATCGAAATTTTTTATGCTGAGAATAACTCTGCACAAGATAGCACTCGCAATAACCTTTCGTTGCTGGGAGACCTCGCATAATGGCTAGTGAACTCAGAGTAAACACCCTGAAGGATGCCAGCGGGAACAATAGCATTGCCACCAGCTTTGTTGCAGGGGGGAGTGCAAAGGCTTGGACACACTTTGACAGTTCAGGAACATTAACTGCTAGAGACAGTTTAAATGTTGCATCTTTCACAGATAATGGCACAGGGAATTATAACGTAACCTTTAGTTCAAATTATGGAAACAATGATTACGCTATGACAAGCACATCTCGTTCTAATGTGACCTTCGCATCTACCTTTCATGGCGACAACCAGACCTCATTTGTAAGAGTTTTTAACATTCAACACAGTGACCAAGCAAACGCTGATTCTGACACAGTTATGATTGCAACGCACGGAGACTTAGCATGAGTAAGGCAGCAGAACTCGCCGCACTGATTGGTTCGCAGACGGCGTTGTCGAACAGGAACCTTGTCATCAACGGTGCGATGCAGTGTTGGCAAAGGGCTACCGCAGCTACTGCGGCCAACAATACCTTTACCACTGTTGATAGGTTTAGGCCGGATGAGTCAACAGACGGTGCTTATACGACTGAACAATCTACAGACACGCCCACAGGTTCGGGGTTTTCCCTCAAGGCTCAAGTAACAACCGCAGATACCAGTATTGCGGCAAGTCAGTTTGCCTTGATTCAACAAACTATAGAGGCACAAAACTGTCAGTCACTAGAGTATGGCACATCAACAGCAAAGTCTCTTACTTTATCATTTTTTGTAAAGTCCAGCAAAACAGGGATTTACACTATTGTTCTGCGAAAAGTGGACACTACCGCATATCATTTTGTGCATGAGTACACAATTAACAGTGCCAATACTTGGGAGAAAAAGACAATTACAATATCTCCCACCGCTGGCAGCACAACATTCATAACATCATCTGGTGGTGCGATAGCTAATGACAATGGGCAAGGTTTACAGATAAATTTTAATCTTGCTTTTGGTTCTACCTACAACGGTGGAACAAGCAATGCTTGGTCGAGCAACACCAATCATTACGCAACATCCAATCAAGTAAACTGGATGGACAGCACATCAAACAATTTTTACCTGACGCAAGTCCAGCTTGAGGTCGGCGAACAGGCCACGCCGTTTGAGCATCGGTCATTTGCGGATGAGTTTATTAGATGTCAACGCTACCATCAAAGATTTACAGATGTGAGCAATGGCCGTGTAGGATTTGGCACCAAAACCAGTGCCACTAATGCGAGATGTATTCTTCCCTTTAACACGCCAATGAGAGCCACACCAGCCCAAAGTGTTACTGGAACCCCCCGCTTTGAGACGGGTGCTGCTGCACAGAATGTATCAAGCATTAATACATCAGGTGCAAATACTTTGTGCGGTAGTTTTGATGCAACCACAGCATCTGGCGGTTCGCAGAACGACCCCGGAGTCATCGACTTGGGTGACGGCGGCTACATTTTTGATGCGGAGTTGTAGGCATGGATAAAATGAATATTTCATCAGCAAAGTATTATGCAACAGATGGACAAAATCAAAGCATCAAAGCCACGATTGATGGCGTCGTTTGGTCTGTGCCACTTGACCCAGCCAATCGCTTTTACGCCGAAATCCAGAAACAGGTCGCAGCCGGTGACTTAACTATACAAGATGCGGATTGATGAATGCCACTAAGCAAACTGCAATTCAGACCAGGCATCAACAGAGAGGGCACAAACTACTCTAATGAAGGTGGCTGGTTTAACGGTGACAAAATTCGTTATCGTAACGGCTATGTTGAGCGCATAGGCGGTTGGGTTCGTGTATCCAACAACAAGTTCACCGGCATAGCTCGTAAGATATTTGATTTTGTTACTCTGGCTTCTGCTAATTTGCTGTTTATAGGCACAGAGCAAAAAGTCTTTCTTGAAGATTCCGGCACATTTAACGACATCACTCCGATCCGATCTACCGTCACGCTTGGGACAAACCCGATCACCACTACGGGCGGAGCTGGTAGCGGCGTGGTCACCGTCACTACACAAGCTGCACATGGCGCGATTACCGGTGACTTTGTCACGCTTGCGAGTCTCACAGCCACTGACGGCATTACCGCCGCGCAACTAAACACAGAGCACAAAATCACTGCCGTGCCTAGTGACACGACGTTTACGATTACCACCGCAGGGTCTGCTTCTTCTGGTAGCACCGCTGGTGGTGGGTCATCTGGCACTGCCGCATTTCAAATCAACATTGGTATTACAACCACGGTTCTTGGCACCGGTTGGGGCGCAGGCACATGGGGTCGCTTTGAGTGGGGTTCCGCATCTGGAGCGTTATCAGGCATAACATTGCGATTATGGGCGGCAGATAATTTTGGCGAAGATCTGATCTTCAACGTCATGAACGGGTCAATCTACTATTGGGACGCCACCAACGGCACAAGCACCCGGGCGGTAGAACTGTCTTCTTTGACAGGTGCAAGTGACACACCGACCATTGCTCGTAAAGTTTTAGTATCTGACGTTGACCGTCATGTGATTGCCTTTGGTGCAAACATCCTCGGAACCAGCACACAAGACCCTTTGCTTATACGCTTCGGTAGTCAGGAATCTCTGACCGACTTCACACCTACGGCAACGAATACGGCTGGTGATCTCCGCCTGTCGAAAGGCAGTGAGATCATTACGGCAGTGCAGACAAGCCGTCAGATACTGGTGTTTACCGATCAGTCGCTATACTCGATGCAGTTCTTAGGACCGCCGTTTACTTTTGGCGTGTCCATGCTTGCAGACAACATTCGTATCGCTGGTCCTAACACAGCTATTGCCGTGAATGATGTTGTCTTCTGGATGGGGCAGGAGAACTTCTATCTCTATGACGGGCGCACGCAGGCCATACCGTGTAGCGTGCGGGACTATGTTTTTAATGACATGAACAACCAGCAGTCGTTCAAGTTTCATGCTGGATCTATTGGCAGTCAGACTGAGATCTGGTGGTTTTATTGTTCTTCTTCTGCCACTGAAATTGACCGTTATGTGGTGTACAATTACGGTCAACAAGTTTGGTATTACGGGACTCTAGTTCGTACGACTTGGAATGACAGAGCGTCCGGCCTGCGTAGTTTCCCACAGGCTACCGGTACAGATTTTTATCTGTATGATCACGAAAACGGCCTTGATGATTTTAGCACAGGAAGCCGAGTAGCCATAAATGCCTTTGTTGAGTCATCTGATTTTGACATCGGCGACGGGCAACAATTCATGTTGCTTAACCGTATTTTGCCTGACTTGAGCTTCAATGGATCTACAGCAGCAAACCCAGCGGCCTTGTTCACGATCCGTAGCAGAGACTTTGGCGGCGACAACTTCACAGAGTCGCCCTCGGACTCGGCAATCCGCACAGCCACATCGCCTGTAGAGCAATACACGGACAAAATTGATTTGCGTGCTCGAGGCAGACAGATGTCAATTCGCGTCGAAAATACTGCGACAGAGGTAAAGTGGCGTCTTGGTGCACCTAGAATAGATGTGAGACCGGATGGCAGAAGATGACAAAGAAGGTTGTGCGCCCGATTCTGCCGATTGCGCCAGATCAATACGATCCGGTGTACATCAATCAATTGGCACGGGCGCTGGAGACTTTGATTGATGAGGTCAGAGACGCTGATGTGAACTTCCAAGGAATCGGTGAGATGGGTAGCGCGACATCTCTGGATGTAGGAGACATGTATATAGCTGACGCAGGGTTCTTGAAGATCGTAAGAGCAGGGGAGGTGTTCGCTCCGACTAATGTGGCGACAATATCCTTGGGTTCTGTTACAGTGTCAGTGTCTTAAAGGTGTATTATGGGTCTTAGTTTAAAATCATTACTACCAGTTATAGGCGGGATAGCCGGTGCTTACTTTGGCCCCGCTGGTAGTGCTGCCCTAAACTCGGCTCTTGGATCTGGAATCGGCACGCTTGTGGCAGGTGGCGATGCTAAAGACGCAATCAAGAACGCGATTATCGGCGGCGGCGCAACTGCCGGTCTTGGTGCCATGGGTGTGGGTCCAGGCGCCGCACAGTCTGCGGCTGGTAAAGCGGCCACTGAAGCGGCGGCACAGCAAGCCATAACCGAAGAGGCAACCAAGCAAGCGATTGCTAGCGAGGCGGCAAAAGGCGGGATTCTCGGCTCTGGCATCTCGGTTGGTGATGTTGTTGTGGGCAGTAGCTTGCTTGGAATGTTGGGCGTCGGTGACGAGGACATCACAGATGACGGCCCTCGTGAACTTGAGTCTCGTCCAGATTACAAAGGTACACCGATCAAGGGGTTGTTTAAGGATCCAGTCACTGACATTTCGTATGACACGGCAGAAGAGCTGGAAGAGGCGATCAAAAAACGTCAGCAACAAGTTACTGCCATGGCTTTGGGCGGCATTGTGTCACTAAACGCTGGTGGTTTGATTGAAGGACCAGGCACCGGCACATCAGATAGCATCAAAGCTGGCATATATCAGAATGGTAAAAAGGTTCAGGAGGCTAGGCTTTCGGACGAAGAGTTTGTTATGACGAAAAAAGCCGTCGCGGGTGCGGGTAATGGCGACACCAAATTGGGCGCCAAACGTATGTATGCCATGATGGATAAGTTTGAGAGGATGGCGTAATGAGTCAGACAGTCCGCACCGAACAGTTACAGGTTCTGCCAGAGTATCAAGAAACCTTCCTCAAGGATCTTCTTGCTAGCACCTCGACTCTTGCCAATCAAGCCACTGCCATTCCTGAGTATCAAGTCGCTGGTTTGACACCAGCACAACAGCAGGCAATCCAGCTTGGCGTCTCTGGTGTGGGTGCCTATCAACCGATGATGCAAGCTGGCGCCACGACTCTGGGTCAGGGTGTGGCGGCACTGCAACCTGGTGCCTTTCAGCAGTACATGTCACCGTTTACAGATCAAGTTATTGATCAGAGCCTTGCCGATCTTCAGCGTCAAGCAGACATGGAGCGGCAGCGTATCGGTTCTGCGGCTGTGCAAGCCGGAGCCTTCGGCGGATCCCGTCAAGCGATAGCCGAACAAGAGTTACAGCGGAATACAGCGGACGCCTTTGCTAGGCAGTCGGCGCAACTACGCGCACAAGCCTTTGAATCGGCGCAAGATCGAGCACAACAGGGAGCCGAACTGTTTGGCAAGCTGGGTCTACAGCAAGCGGCCATGGGCGAGTCGGCACAAGCGGCACAAGCACGAGATGTTGGAATCTTGTCACAGCTTGGCGGTCAGGAACAAGCGCAACAGCAAGCCGAGCTTGAGGCGCAACGAGCCACGAGCCTTGAACGGCAGTTTGAACCATATCAACGCATTGGCTTCATGTCTGACATCTTCCGTGGCGTACCAACCACAACTAGTACGTTGACCAGTCGCACGGCTCCTTCACCTAGCACCTTGTCTCAAATCGCTGGTCTGGGCATGGGTGTGGCTGGACTTCAACAAGCTGGCGCCTTTGGTGAGGGCGGCATCTTTGGCGGGTTGGGTAGCTTCCTTGGTATGGGTGGTCAGAAATAATGAGCGTATACAATCGCAAAATGTTCAAGCCGCGTAACGCCCGTAACGCCCTGAATCGGACGGCGGGTATCGCGCCTGTACAAAAGTTTCACGCTGGTGGAGCAGTGGGGCATTCGCATCGTCCAACCGGTCCTAGGAATATAATGCCAAGCGGACAGATAGTTCGTCCTACGGGCATACAGACTTTTACCAGTAGAAGTGGCAGACAATATTTTTCTCCAGGCACTGCCTCAAACCCATACACAGCGGGACTCATAGACATTGCAAGAAGAGCCAAAGAAGGTGGCATTGGTAGTTTAAATGTTCGTGAGAGAGCGCAACTTCAGGCTGTAGCTGGTGGGCAATCGGCTCTGGACGCGACACAGGGTGTAGAAGACTATCTTGGAGATACTCTTGCCTCTGATGCGGTTAGAACTGGAGCAAGTTTCCTAGGCACGGGGCAAGGATTGTTAAGCTCTTTGGCATTGTCTCCGTTTATGTCTGACAGTGGAGACACAAGCACCGTTGGTGGTCGTTTAGGATCTATAGAGCCAACAGATGAGTTCTTAGCAACTTTAGGTATTAATCCGGTTCCGAAGAACTATGATGATGCAATATTACGACAGCAAAGAGCCTCACAAGTTCCAGTTGTACCGAAACCTGCTCCTCGTGGTGTATTTCAAGGCCCAAGACCGGATGTTGGACCTATTCCTGATGGTGAGCGCGCTGCTCGTGAAAGAGAGATAGAACGCGCTCGAGCAATAACCGCAGCAGGCGGCACGGTTGATGTTGATGAAGTGACGGGGGAGATTCGTGCACGAAACCCAGCTGGAGAAATTCAAGAGTTGATTGATGCCGCTCGACTTGGCCCAGACGGTCAATACGATGGAGACGATCTCGGAACCGCTCGCACTGGTCCTGCTGTTCCTGACAGTGAGCTTCTTGTTGGTTCTCGATATGATGACGGCACTGCTGAAGGTGCGTTTCCTGAGACTGAGACTGAGACTGAGACCACTACCACTACAGAAACTGAGACCACTACGAGTCCTACGGGATCTACCGCTGAAGAACGCACTGACACAGATCCTGCTGCTGACATAACAGTGCCGCAACCCAAGCCAGAGAATTTCCCTGAGATTGTAGCACAAGCCAAGGCCGCTAATGCGGCACAGGGTGTGCCTGAACAGGATTCAGCCAAGTCTGAGATTCAAACAGCGGTTGAAAAAGGCACCGGCTCCGCAGAAGATTTAAAAGCTGAGTTTCTTGCACTTCTTCCAAAGTACGAAGCGGATCCATCAATCATGGGACTTAACGTCGCTTTAATGGGGTTCACTATCGCTAGTGGCAAAAGTCCAGATGCGCTTGAAAACTTTTCGGAAGGAATGAAGAAAACGATTCCAAATTTCATAAAGGATGCACAAGCAAAGAAAGCGTTTGAGAGAGAAACAGATCTTCTTGCTTCAAAGTATGTGATTCAAAGAAAAGAGGCAGATCGCACTAGAGGGTTTTCAAAGAACTCTTACTATGCCGCTGAAGACTTTACTGCGCCTGATGGTAGAAAGATTGTCAAAGGCACGCATCTTCGTCTGAACGACAATGCGTTTGAAGCCATGGGTGGCGCACCCTTGGTTGATGGAGCAACATACAGACAAATGATTGATGATGCCAATGAGTTGGCGAAAGCTAAAATAACGGCAGCCGGTAAAGGTAAGAAGGGTCTTGACGACTATTATATGAAAAGCCCCGTTAAAAAAGATCTTAATCAAAATGTTAGTGTCAGCATCATATACCCCACTCGTGAAGGTCTTGCACTTGGCCTCAAACCACAATTAGCTGGTGGAGACAGTGAGTGGACAGCCGCAACGGCTGGATATGTGCAAGATCTTGAGGCCATGGCTTTTACAGACAATGCACTTGAAGACGCCATACAACTTGCAGAGGACGGTGCTTTAGGCACACCGGGTCTTCTTGGAAAACTCGCTGACTCGGCAAGAGGTTGGTCTGAAGGCACACCTGTAGAACCTATTCTTAAAGCTGCAGGACTTGAGTACGGCGTTGTCAGTGCCGCAAGCGAGTTTGAAAACTTAAACAGAATCATTGCATTGCAGTCAGCTCGAATCATTTTGAATGAGGGCGGCAAGATGATTTCAAACCAAGAACGTGAACAAGTCGCTAGATCCTTGGGTTTTGCTGATGCGACATATGACAACACCACAGACACCATGAATCTAGGCAGTTGGAAAAATGTGTTTACCAACAAAGAACAAGCCATTGACGCGCTAAAAAGAGTTCAAACAATCATTCGCAATCGAGCGGAGGAAGCCTCCAAGAACTACGCTAGAATAGGTTCAGAAGTCGGTTACGAGATTGGTGGTTTAAAAGAAGCAAAAGCCACCGCTCCTGGTTCACGGTTGCAAAAGGCTGATGATGGTATTTGGGACGTAGTGTCATCAGGAGGTTCATAAATGGGCGTTATAAAAATAAGAACTCCAAATGGTGTGCAACAGGTTCGTATTGCAGGCGACAATCCCACTGACGAAGAACAACAGGCGATCATTAACACGTTTTTTTCTGGACAGCCTGCCGCTCAAGCCGCTGATCAGGATACCGGCCCTGTGGAACCAGAACTTCCAGCGCGTAAAATTGATTACGACACTGGTGTTCAGGACGTTGGTTTTCGTCTTGAGTTTGCCAAAGGTGACAACGAGGCGGAACGGCGTGCTCGTCTCCAGCGTCTCGGCATACCTGATGAGGCTGTGCAGATTGACGCAGAGGGCGAGTTTCTTCTGGATCGAGACTTGTTGCCCGAAGAAATTAAAGAACGCTACGACATCAAGGGCGAGGGGCTTCTTGCGATTGATGAAAAGCGTGGCTTTACAAAGAATGACTTCGTTGACTTTTACGGTGAAACTCGCGGCCCGTTGCTTGCGGCTACCGCAGCTTCCGTGCTTGCCAGTCCACTAGGTTGGGTGGGCGCTGCACTAGCTACCGGCACCGCATCAACAATAGGATACTTGTTTGATGAGTATCAGGAAGATCAGGAAGGACTGCGTCGTGAAAACGTAGATGACCTTTATAGCGGAATGAAAAGAGAGTTCATCACTGGCGGTCTTGGTGAAGCTGGTGCTAGGGGTCTGACATCACTGTTCGGCTATCTCGCCAAAGGTAGCGGATCTCAATCCGCCAATGAAGCTAGAAGGATGACTCGTGAGGTCATTAGTCAAGGCGGTAAACCCACCGTGCGTGCGGTGAATGAGTCACCTATCTTGGGGCGTCTGCAAGCTATTTACGAAGGTGTCTTTCCAAACCAGAAAGCGGCTCGAGCAAATGCAGATTTTGTAGCGGAAAAACTTGCTTCAAACATGAAGGCGGCAGGCTATCAGGGCAAAGCCACAGACAAAGAAAAGATTTTGGAACTTATAGACCGTGATTTGATTAAGATCTACGGCAATCCAGATGATGTTTTAAAGCAAGCTGAAGCCGATCTAGTTAATCTTGTTGATCAAGGCATTGACGACATCATCGGCATGTTTGGCGACACCAAGCCGTTAAACGGATCAAAGATCGCTCGTCAGATAGAGATTGCCAAACGCATTTTCGATGAAGACACAGACATGTTGTACAGCAAGGCAAGCCAGTTGTTAGGCGATGCTAAAGTCTTGCCTACAGCCAAACTTGTGCAAGCCTTTGAACGGTTACAGAAAGACAACCCAGCCTTTGACCTTGCTGGATCTGGCCTCGGTAAATTTATTTTGAAGTTTAAAGAGGGTAATGGTTTTCGTAATGCCACCGTGTCAGAGATGAACGGTATACGCACCGCTCTTCGTGAGGCTGGTTATGATCCTAGTCTTGTTGGCACGCAAAATCGTAAGTTCATTGGTGAATTGTTAGGTGCAATAGATCGCTCATATACGGATGCCGCGTTACAGATTCGTAGAAACATAGGACAAGGACGACGGCCAGACGGGAGATTTACTGGTAAAGCAGATGTTCAAGCAAAAGATGGTTTGGATTTGCTTGAAAAGGCGAACAAGTTCTACGGCAAGGGTGTTGGCCGTTTCAGGGATGCCAAGACATCTGAAATCTTCCGCAAGTACAAAGACGGTGAGCTTGATGTTGAAGAGTTGTTTGATCCAGGCGGGGTCTTGTTGGCACCCAACAGAGGCGACACGTTAAGAAAGTTCTTCAAGTCAGTGGTGCCGGGTGGTCGAGCCGCTATAGACGCACCGAGGACTTTTGATGAGTTTTTGGCACGCGGCATGAACGCTCAAGATGCTCAACTTGTCAAAGGCTTGCCTGATGACGACCCATTGAAATCTGGACTCATGCGTAAGTTTGAGGAGACCAGGCGGTTTGCTCAAGAGGTCGCTGGTGCTAGAGGCGCTGGGGTTGAAATCTCTGAGGCTGTAAGAAACTCAATGGCGCGCAACTTCCTTGAGCGTGTGGCTGTTCAAAATAAAAATGTGTTTGGCACACCTAATCCTGCCGCTATCGCAGAAGAAATAAACAAGTTAGGCAGCACGGGCGAAGTTTTGTTCGGAAAACAATATAAACCGTTGATGACAGCACTTAGAGATCTCGGTTCTAGTGGAGCCAAAGTCACGGATCGTGAACTTGCGCTAGTGGCTGGACAGCCAATTGCAGATCAAGTCAGAGCAATCAACCGTCTTACACAAACTACAAACGCGGCGGCGGACACTACTTTAACAAGAGGTTTGAGTAGGGCACTTGCTGATCAAGATCCAGAAAGAATTGTAAGTCTGATCTTTAGAAAGGGACAAGGGGACGCCATCAAGGAGGCGACTGAAAAACTGAGTCCTGAAACAATGGATGCCGTTAGACAAATTGCCATGGAACGTATAGTTGGCAACTTGGGCGAAGCAGGGATGACGGCCAAAGAGCTTACGGAATCTGTGCTTGACGGTTCTTTCTCAACGCAGTTGTCAAAGCAACTTGCCGATTATGGTGATGAGACCATTGATGCCATGTTTGGTGAAGCTGGACCGTTGTTGCGTAAATTAGCAAAAGAGTCAGAGATTGTTTCTAACAAGCCAATCAAAGGATTAGGCGGTCTTGCTCCTGCTACAATCGCAGGATCTTTGAGCCTAGCAGCGTTTTTATCCGGCCCGATGGGAGTCATTAGCACCGCTGGCGGACTGTTCATCATGTCTCGTGCATTACGGATGGAGAGATTTTTGAAAACAATCTCCAGACCAAAGGGCGTCAGGCCGGGCACTGGTGAGGAATATGACCGTATTGGTCGAGCGTTTGAGATTATGTATGAAGGCATTGGGCAGACGGCTCCAAGAAGTGACCGCGCTCTACCCGGGGTCACGCCTACCGTGCAATCAGAAGAAGCGCAACAACAAGCGCAAGCACAGGCACAGGAGGCGCAACAAGCGCAACAAGGACCAAATGTTTTCCAGCCTATAACCATGACACGAGCACCACAGGTCGCGCCTGCCGCGACAGGAACAGCGGGGCAAGTGTCTCCGCTCTTGGTTCCTGACCCAGTAACTAGAGCAACATTTGGAATGAATCCATGAACAAAGATCAGCTTCGTGAAGAGCTTGCAGAGGATGAAGGCTGCAAGTTTGAAATCTACTTAGATCACCTCGGCCTACCTACTTTTGGGATCGGCCACCTTGTGATTGAGGATGATCCAGAACACGGTCAGGCCGTTGGCACGCCCGTCGATGAGGAGCGCGTGCGTCAGGTGTTTAGCTTAGACATCGCGTCCACGCTGGACGAGTGCAAAGTCCTGTACCCAGACTTTGACGATCTGCCGGAAGAGTGCCAGTTGATCATCGCCAACATGATGTTCAACATGGGGCGTCCTCGCCTCTCTAAATTCAAGGGCATGAAGGCTGGCGTCGATGCACGGGACTGGAATCGTGCAGCTGACGAGATGGTAGACAGCCGCTGGTATGACCAGGTCACCAATCGCGCCAAGCGTTTGGTAGCGCGTATGAGAGCATTAGCCGAAAGCTAGGCCGCACCAAAAGCTGATGCACCAAAGAAGTAGAACTATGTCCTTAATCATCCTACTTCTCCCCAATTGTCACCTAGTTCCTGATCGACCTTGCTCGGCACCTTCAGCGGTGTGCTGATCTCCATGATCTCCGTGATTCTTGCGGCTTGCTTCTCGGACTCGACATTGAAGCACAGTTCGTCATGCACGGTCAAAAGAGGCACCAGACCTTCCTTGTAGCACTCTGCCATAGCAACCTTGGTCTGATCCGCCGCAGAGCCTTGTATAAGCCTGTTGAGCGCCTTGTAAGTGAACGCGCGTCTCAGTATAGGTCCGTACTCCTTCTGCGCCTGCTCGAGCTTCATAGGCTTGCTATAGCCAAATGTCTTCGGCTCCCACATATCAAACCGGCACAGACGACCTGACATAGTACGAATCTTGCCGTGAGCACTTGCTTGTGCCGACACCAGATCCGCCAAGCCTTTCACAAACGGCACCTTCTCATGGTACTGCGCCAACAGTGCCTTGGCCTCGTCCTTGGATATGTCCATGGTGTGGGACAGCTTGCCTACGCCCATGCCATACATGATGCCCAGATTCACGGTCTTGGCCTGCTTGCGGCTGATGTTTGCCATGTCGGCCACCATCTGGTGGAAGTCGGCATCGCCCTTGTGATACTCGTCCACGACGCTGTCGATCATCGGACTCTTGTACTTGGCGCCCATGCTTGCACAGTAGTGGACAAGGAGCCTTGGCTCTTGGCTTGAGTAGTCAAAGCTGCCCCACTTGCAGTCTTCGTCAGGAATGAACAGACCACGGATCATGGCCTTGATCTCTGGATCCCGCGCCGGAATCTGTTGGAGGTTGGGGTTGCTTGAAGAGAATCGCCCTGTAACAGTCCCGCCGTCGTCAGACCGTAGCTGATGAAACTCGCAGTGGATGCGCCCCTTGTGGGCGAACTTCAGAATGTTATCAATGAATGTATTGCTGGCCTTATCTAGTTCGCGAAGCCTAAGTATCTTAGCCGCAACTGGATGCGAACAGGCTTGCAGGAATGCCTTGGTAAAGGATGGCTGGCCGTTGTTCTCTGTCCGCTCATAGTACAGGTTGTGATGATCGAAGACGGACGCCACGCTTTTGGCTACCCACGGTTCCACGCTCACGCCTGTCTCATGCTTGATGTCTGCAATCAGATTCTGCTTTAGGCCAATCAGCTTTTTCTTTGCCGCCTCGGCACCGTCAATGTTTACCTTCACGCCCTTTTCACGCATGTCCAACAAGACGGGTAACAGTGAAGTCTCTAGATTGAACACATCCATAAGACTCTGTTCTTTGAGTCCGACATGCATCATGTTCCACAGCTTAAGAGTCAGCTCTACATCCTTCTCAGCATACGCCCCCACGAATCGTGAGTTGAGCCGCCACATCTCACCCTTGGGATCAAAGCCGTGGTCCGCCGCCGCAGCGCGGAGTGTCTTCTCATCCTTGCGCTCGTCTAGATAATCTTTAGCCAGACTGTTGAGGCTGTAACTGAACCGGTTCTCGTTCAGTAGTGGCGCCGCTACCATCGTGTCGATGATCGTGCCTTGGATCTTGACCCCTGCCCACCGGAGCCAACCGGCGTCGTAGGTAGCGTTGTGCATAACCTTGGGGATATCAGGCGTAGCAAGCTGATCAGCCAACCACTTCATGACCTTATTCTGCGGGATGTTGCCCCCGCCCTCATGGGCGATAGGGTAGTAGCCTACGAAGTCACCAGCCGCTACCGCTACACCTACGATGAAGCCGTCACCACGCGCCCACCCTGGTCCCAAGGACATCAGGTTCGGATCATTAGTCTCAAGGTCGATAGCAATGAACTTGCTGTTCCGCAAATCAGGAAACACCTCCGGCGGCACCCAGTCCTTCTCGATGGTGTCCAAGTCCATGCGGTGCAGGAAGCTGATCTGACTACTTTCCTTTGCCATCGTAGTCTCCTGTTGAATAATTAAGGATGTCCGTCGCGGTACTTGAACATCTGTTGGTGTTCTCTTGATACTCGAACATATCCTCAGTCCACTTTTTGAACTCACTCCCCCGAATCACGCCCCTTTTCCATGTTCTTCTTCCCGACGATAACTGTCTTTCTGTTTCTTCTATCAATCGATCACGAGAACAACAGAGGTAAACATTAAAAGGTTGCAGGCGGTCCATCTGATCGATGTATTTGCCCCGCACGCGAAACGACCAAGGAAGTTCAAAGTTGCCATCTGTGCTGTAAGACTTGCTAGTCATCTTTTATTTCTCCTCCAAGGCTGGCATAACCAGCAATGTCGATCCACGAATCCTGATGCGTTGGCGTGACAATCAGTCTAGCAAGTTTTAGTGCCGTAAGACACTGATAAACTTGAGAAACCGTAACGTCCTTATCTAGTATGACAGACCAGAGTTGCGCCACGCGCTCATGGTTTTCGTAGGCATCGCCATAATCTCTGGCTCTCGGCCCATTGACCAAGTCCTTGGCGGTATCAAGTAGCTTGTCACGTTTCATTCTTCTTCCTTTAACTTTCTGTAAAAGTAAGGTTCCGCCACGCAACCTCGGTAGTTCTCACGATACGGAGGGCGATGCAAACAGTTCTCGCACACATCTCCCTGCTCTAGTAACTTTAGACGGCCATAATAAGTCTTCCACTTGTGCCCACAGGTATCACACAAGAAGAAAGCCTCATATTTCATATCGTGTACCTGTACTGTGATCGCGAATCCACGACATGCAGATTCTCCCTTGCCCTAGTAACGGCGGTGTAGAACACGCGGTGCTCATCGTCCTGATCTGGTGCGTTGACCGCAGGATATGACGAGTCCGTTAGCAACAGGACATTGTCATCCTCACCGCCCTTCATGCGGTGGATGGTAGACAGACTGATCCTCGGCTTGGTTAGATCCTCGCCCCTACGTCGTACAGCCGCCATGTACCGGCGATCTTCGCGAGACATGTTGACCACGACTTCTGGCCGCATCTCTCGAGGCGCTAACAACCCATGCTCTGCCACCAGATTGTCGTAGTTGTGGGAGCCTTGCGGGTCTACCGCGTCAAAGGTCTTAGTCGCTGCACGCTTCAACAGCGCCTTGTCGCCTTGCTTTGGCATGTAGCTGTAGAGCTTCTTGATCTCACCGACACTGGCGGTCTCGCCCTTGGCTAACCGCTCCCAGATGTTCATGGCCTCAAGCAGTGCAAGCGAGATCATGGAATTACCAAACCGCTCAAACAAGTAACCGTCGTCTCGTAAAATTTGGTGAATATGGTTCAAGGATTTGTTGGTTCGCGCCATGATTGTCCACGAACCTTCATCAATATTCACATCGTACCAATTCATGTGAAAGTTGACGGAACCCTCGGCGTCACGCGGACTCCAGTCCTTCTCTTGTCTGACATGAATACGGTTAACCAATTCGTTTGCCAGACCAAACACTTCCCTCGGCACACGGTAGCTTTTGTTCAAGATAATCTTGTTGTCACAAGCGTTCATGAAACTGTGCAAATCCACACCGTTCCAGCGGTGGATGCACTGGTCATCATCTCCGGCGTACCAGACCTTTGCCGCCCTCTCCTTGAGTATGGCAACTTGCTTCCACTGTAGCGGTGTCAGATCCTGCGCCTCATCAACGATCAGAATCTCCAAGGCAGGGCCGGTGCCTTGCTGAACGAACAGATCCACCATGTCCACGAAGTCATACTTGCCCATGTCTGACTTATACTTTGCGTAGACCTGATCCACGCGCTTGACCATGCTCCAGTGCAAGTCATAGTCAGCTCGATCATTGTACTCATACTCAAGACTCACACAGCGCATCTTGGCACGGTTGATAAGCTCCAGATACCGGTTGCCCTCTTTCATGGACAGTGGCACCAGTCCCTCCTCCATGACCTGTGCAGTGCTGCGGTCAAAGGGCATACCTAAGATGTCACCCAGCTTGTGAAAGTCAGGCGATTGTATCGTCTCGGACTTGTCCATACCCAACCAGTTGAAGCCGATTGAATGTAGCGTCTTGAACCACGGCACATCCTTCTCGGTAAGCTGTAGTGCGGTGCTTACTCGCTCTCTCGCTTCTTGGATAGACTTGCGAGAGAAAGACACGAATCCGATGCGATCAGGGGGCGTACCGTTGGCAAGTTCCTGACGCACGATCTCAATCATCATGTGTGTCTTACCGCACCCTGGTGGCCCGAAGATGAGTGTCTCTTCAGTCATCCGTCTTCTCTGTCGCGTGGACGAGACTCAAGCCAATGCTCTACTTCTGTCCGTAGCCAGCGAGTTGTACTGTTCTTCTCGTTCTCAGGGCCAAGCACAACTGGTTTGGGGAAGTGTCCCTCGTCTACCCACCGGTAGATCGTTGAACGCGCCACACCAAGCCATTCGACTACATCGCCCACTTTGAGATACCGTTCATCAGAAGGGTATGTCATTTTCTATCTCCTCTGTTGGTAGGTCGATTTCGGTGTTGTCAAACTCTGGTACAAACCAGACGCGAAGATTCTTCCATTGACCGGTATCTTCGTCTTTAAACTTGTAGGTGGTATTGCAGTCATGCCCACCGTTCATATCCTTTAGGCGCTGCTGGATTTGTGGACGCTTCAGTTCGCGGAATCCGCGATTGCGTAGAAACTCCATCAATCCTTTGATCGTGAACATCGTCATGTCATTCTCTGTCCACGGCTTGCCAATCGTCATCTCTTGCGGTGACCGCGCCCGAATCCTGCCGGTACAGTAAACCTCGACCAGTTCTTCAAACTGACCTTTGATCGTCAGTTCTTTGGGCACCTCAATGTGAGTAGCCGTCTCAAGCATCCGGTTCACATACTCCTGCCAGTCCGGCGCCTTCATAATTGGCGGCATGACATCCAGCTGCTCCATACACGCACGTTGAAACTGCAAAGGCATTTGTAACTGTTCGGTGGACAACTCCAGTCGCTTGCCATCAACATCCAGAAAGTACAGGCGCGGCTCCGACTTTTGTATCGTGAGTCCGGTGATACCAGGCATCGAGCCGTTCTTGCCTATGCCATACTTGGCTTGCCGGCAGGCCGTCTTATCACAATGACTGCCCATAGGTTCGTCCTTGCAAAGATACCCATAGTCCTTCTTCTTGTGCTGGTTCTGGATCGTGACGATCTCACTGGCAGGCAATGATGGTTTGCAATACTTCTGGTTCCACGATTCAAGGGTGCGTTCCCATGAATCTGGGTTCATCATTTTCGCGGCCACCGCCGCATGAAACATGACTTTGTTTCTGGTGCCGTCTGGCACAGAGGTAGCGAACATGATCCGCAAGCACGGCGGCATTTCACGAAGCTCATCATCATCGGTTGAAAAATCTAACTTACGAAGATCCTCTAACGTGACCTTTCTACGCTCGATTTCTTTAAGAAATGACTCAAGTGATAGCTCATCCCCCTTCTGATTTATCGCATAACGTAATGTGTTATCCGCCGAGAAGTACGGCAGATTAATGAAGTTGCCGACATCACCACGCTCGGCAAGAATCTTGTTTTGTTTTGGAAACACTTCACAACCGCCGTAACCGAGTACGGCAGCGAACTCCATCAGATGGTCACGCATATCTGTTGCACTGATCCAATCTTGCATGAACAAGAACAGATGTGCCCCGCCTGATTTAGAACGGCAAACAACGAGTGGTAGCTTAAAACGGCGGCACTTCTTCAAGATGGCTAGGTGGTCAACCGGATATGTATCAATGTCTAATGCACCAAACTTGCACATGTTCTGACTGTTGATCGGAATCGCACCAACCCCATGTTCGCCCTGCAAATGGCTGTTGATCAAATGCTTGGTCAACGGCTCTCGGACGATGAAACTCTTTGCCTCTGTCTTCCCGTTCTTCCTAACGTCACCTACTGTTGTTTGACCATGTGCAACGCTGGAGCCTTCAAAGGCCGCAGCGAACCGGTCAACTAATGTCATCACTTACTCCGCGAAAAAGGGGCGACAGGCCGTGCTACCTGCCGCCCCAACGATTAGAAGGGGATGTCGTCGTCAGACGGAATGTCGTTGCCAACCGGAGCCGAGTCCTGCACAGGCTCGTCCTCTTGCTGGGGCTTGACCTCACCCTTCAAAATCTGTTCGCGGAACGTCTTCACTTCTGCGAATACATCTGCACGATCCACGATCCCTATCTTGGAGATCGACCACGAGGACCATGCGCCGTAATCGTTGGACTGATCAACGCCTGTGAATTTCCACATCACACCATACAGTGGCGGAGTCCGAAAGTTGCCCTTGGAATCTTGAACCTTCTGCATGGAGATCTGTGTCTTCCAGCGGCGGCTGACTGTCAAACCGGTAGACCGAAAGTCGATGATAGCTTTCTGTGTGCTGCCATCTTCGTCTATGATCACACAGTAATAGTTGTCAGACTTAACCAACTCACTTTCGATCTTGCCCTCGGCGTCCTTGATGTATTCCTTGGCACCTTCCCGTGTTACACGCTTCAACAACGCATCCAACTCAGGATCGGCCAAGCTGTATCGTTTGAACTGATCTTTGAGCTTATGCGTGTAGATGGTTTCCTGATGCACTGGGATAACGGTGATGCCTTTCTCTGGATCCCAGATCTGCTTGCTGATCGTGTTGTAGATTTCACCGGCACGCAGTTCTTTCATAAACACACGCTTAGTCTTGTTCATTACATCAGACATCGGATGCGCTAGACGGACAAATGGAATCTCCATGTCGTTAACGTCAAAGTTCACTCCAGCGCCTTCATCAGACATCATCTGATCAAGCAGATCGGTGGAGACAGCGGTCTCCTTTTTCTTTGCTACTTCTGTACTCATTTCGAGTTCCTCTTTATCTCAGCAGTTCTTGCTACAAACGCTCCAAACATATCCAAGTCGATAGGCAGACCTTTCTCGACACGTTCACGAACAAACGCCTTCAAGGTCATGCTGTGGATATGAGTCTTCTGTTCTGGGTGGAATCCCTTTTGCTCAAGGTCGTACATTACGTCCCCAGCTTTATTATCCTGCCCACGACCAAACGACACGATGATGTCGTTCTTAATGATGTCATCCAGACCATGTTCACGGAGCCAATTAAAAGCATCCTGCTTCCGGTCAGCAGGGATCGACGCCGTCACAAATGGTTTGAGCTTGACGGTTAGACCGTCAACATCAATACGCTCCATCCCCATCTCATCCATGAGCATAGGAATGTGTTCAAACGCAATCCGCTGTTTTTCTGCTTTTAGTTCTTTGAGATACTTTTCAGTCTCGTCGATTTGTTCTTGTTTCTCGTTAAGCCGGCGAACCAGACCGGATAACTGTTTGCCGTTCTCAGCCTGCACGCCCTCCAGCGTGCTAGCATCGAAGGTTTTATCTTCTTCAGCGAAGATATCTATTTCATTACTCATACCAAGTACATCCTCTTCAGGTTTGATGGCTTGACGGAACTAAACCGTAAGCCTATGTTTAGACAATATGGGAGGACATGGATGCAAGTCAACTACAAAATCAAAACGAAACCATATGCACACCAGGTTGAGGCGTTGGATCGTAGCGTTGACAAGGAATCCTTCGGGTTCTTTATGGAGATGGGTACTGGTAAATCAAAGGTCTTGATCGACAGCATTGCCTACCTTGGGTCGCAGGCAATCAACCCGTTAGATCGGGTTGAGTTTGCTTTGATCATTGCACCCAAGGGCGTGTACCGCAACTGGATCAACAAGGAGATTCCAGAACATTTCTCAGATGAGATCGCGCATACCGTGTGCCATTGGCAGGCAAATCACACCAAGACGTACCGCGATAAGGTTCGGGCGTTCTTCAATAGCCGAGACCTTGGCGTAAAGATATTCGTTATGAATGTGGAGGCTTTCTCGTCAGCCAAAGGCAAGAAGGCGGGGGAGTGGATGGCTCAGAAGTTCGGGCGCTTTGGCCTCATAGCCATTGATGAATCAACAACCATCAAGAACCATAAGGCCAAGCGCACCAAGTCCTTACTCAAGATTGCGGAGAAGTTCAAGTACAGAAGACTGTTGACAGGGTCGCCCGTTACAAAGTCACCAATGGACCTGTACTCACAGTTTCAGTTTCTTGACCCCAGCATCTTGGGGTACGACTCCTACTATGCGTTTCAAGGGCGCTTCGCTGTTCTGCAAAAGCGCACCATGGGCGCACACAGCTTTCAACAAATTCTTGGCTACAAAAATCTGGAGGAGCTGACCATGCGTATTGACCCACACACATATCGAGTCTTGAAGAAAGACTGTCTTGACCTGCCGGAAAAAACCTACACCGTGCGTCATGTGACTCTGACCATGGAACAAATCCGCATGTATAAAGAGTTGCAGGAGTTTGCCATCACATTGTTACAAGACGACAAGCTCGTCAGTACACCGCAGATGATTACGCAGATGCTGCGCTTACAACAGGTGTTGTCGGGTCATGTCAAAACAGATGATGGTGAACTGCTTCAGTTGCCCACTCAACGTCTGTCCGCGCTCATGGATTGTATTGAAGAAGTGTCCGGTAAGATTATTATCTGGTCACGCTTTCGATATGACATCGTCAACATTCGTAATGAACTGGCTAACGTACACGGCTCGGACTCGGTGGTCTCTTATTACGGCGACACATCTGATCAGGACCGGCAGATCGCCATCGACAGATTCCAAGGTGGCAACGCAAGATTCTTCGTAGCGAATCCAGCCACGGCTGGTTATGGCCTCACGCTGACCGAGGCCAACACAGTGATCTACTATGCTAATGACTTCAACCTTGAAACTCGGATCCAGTCCGAGGATCGCTGTCATCGTATTGGTCAGAAAAACCCTGTCACCTACATTGACTTGATCGCAGACGGGACGATTGACGAGAAGATCGTCAAAGCCCTTCGTGATAAGATTGATATAGGTGCACGAGTATTAGGAGAGGAGGCTAGAGAATGGCTGAAGCTGACCCCAAAATCGCAGGCAGTATAGACGTTTTGATCGACTACAAGAAAGGTGGCCTGACATTAGAACAGGCCGTTGACCGTTTCAGGAAACTGACCGGCTTGACACCAGACATCGCTGAAAAGTTTTTACGGGGGTTAGGTAGAGACAATGTCGTTTCGCTTTCGGCAAAGAAATCAGTTCTTGAGTCAGAGTCGGCGGCGGAATGATATGGCTCCTCGTCCTAGTGATCGCTGTGGAAACCGACAAGGTCGAGACAAAGATTCTGTCGGGGTTCCCAACGATACAGGATTGTCACTCAGCAGCGACTCAGATTCTTTGGGAGAACATGCCAATGAATCAGGAAGCGGTGTGCGTCAGGACGGAGACAAAACGTGATCGTAGATGATGACGACATCATTCAAAAACGGTTGGATGCAGGAATGTGTCCTCATTGCTCGTCTCGTAGTTTAGAAGAGCGCCGGTTTGATCTTCGATGCCGTATCTGTGGTCTTGTTATCGGGGGATCACGAGACAAAGAAGACTATGACTTCGACACCACCAACGAGACGGGGTCGTTGTCGTGAAACTGGAAGTTACACCCGTGAGCATTCGAGAGGCGAATGAGTTTGTCGAAAACTTTCATCGGCACAATAAGCCTACCGGTGGCGGTAAATTTGCTATCGGGGCGAGCTACGGCAGTGAACTTGTCGGGGTAGCTATTGTAGGCAGACCGGTGGCTCGATTGCTAGACGACGGCCTGACAGCCGAGGTTACCAGAGTTTGTGTCGTGGATCACGCACCCAAAAACTCGTGCAGTTTTCTTTACGGGCGGTGCTGGCGGATCTGGCAGCAAATGGGCGGCAAGCGCATGGTCACATATACCCTGCAAGAAGAGTCTGGCTCCTCGCTTCGGGGCGCCGGTTGGAAGATCGTCGGGGAGGTCAAGCCCACCTCGCAGGGCTGGGATCGCAAGAATCGGAATCGGGAGTGGCAACCGATCTACGGGCAGCTGAAGTTCAGGTGGGAGGCATGATCATTTCATGGTGGTCGGCTGGCGTCACCAGTGCGGTGGCAACCAAGCTGGCGATAGACAAGTATGGCAAGGATCGGGTGCTCCCGATCTACTTCCACATTGATACGGCGCACCCTGACAACGAGCGGTTCATTCGGGAGTGCGAGGATTGGTATGGTCGGGACATCATGGTGACCAAGTCTCACAAGCATAGCAATCAGTTTGATGTCATCACCAAAGACAAGTACGTCAACGGACCTGGCGGTGCTCGATGCACGCTGGTGCTCAAGAAACGAGTCCGGCAGCGAATCGAAAAAGAGATGGAGTACGAGGCACAGGTCTTTGGGTTTGAGTATTCCAAGAAGGAAGTCAACCGCGCCATCCGATTCCAAGAACAATACCCAGATGCCAAGCCGATCTTCCCGCTGATTGAAAAGAAGCTAACCAAGCCAGAGTGCCTGTACTACTTAGAACAGGCCGGCATAGAACGACCTGCCATGTACAAGCTGGGCTACGGCAACAACAACTGCATTGGCTGTGTCAAAGGCGGCAAGGGATACTGGAACAAGATCAGGCGAGACTTCCCAGACTACTTTGAACGCATGGCCGAGGCCGAGCGGCAAGTCGGCAACTCCTGTATTCGCGGAGTTTATTTGGATGAATTAAAGTCTAACGAGGGCGCTCGGCAGAAGTTCATCATGCCTGACTGCGGCAACTTCTGTGACATTGAGTTTACCGAGATCATGCATAAGGACATAGACGAGATCATGCGTGAACCGGAGCAGCTGAGTTTGTTTTAATGAAAAGGGCGGCTCACGCCGCCCGATTCTTATTCAGAGAAGTTAGGCCCGGTAAATTCAAACGCAAAGTCATCGACACTATCAATATGCTCAATGACCTTCTTGCGAACCTCCTCCCTTAATGCATTTTTCCAGTGCGTATCAGCCTCGGAAAAATCCACAACCACTTTGAGTGGAATCGAAACATCGTATTCAAATGTTCCGCCATACGCTTGCAATTCTTCTTCCTTGGTGAAACTAGCGTCACTCATTTCTTGCTCCTTGTAGTTTTGTTCTTGCTGCCCTTAGGTCTGCCCCGCTTCTTCGGGGCGGGTTTTTTGGGCGCCGCTTTCTTGGGTGCCGGTGCTTGACCCCCGACCCAGGCTTCATTGAAGGTGGGTGTCTTCTTGTCGTCGCCGACCAGCCGCCCTCGATCATCTCGCGCGCGCTCCGGTTCGGACTCGGTGTAGAACATCGGAAAGAATGTTTTCAAAAACCTCTTCATCATGCAGACTTCTCCCTTGTCTGTTGGTATGCGTCCTTGATCAGGACCGCTAGTTGCCTTGCGATTGTCCGGTCTTCTTCCTTCGACAGCTCGCGGATCATCTCATAGATTTCCATCGGCACGGCCACGTTGCGAAACGCCGCCTTTTTTTCGACTGTTGGTCTTCCGCGTTTTGCTGCCATTGGTCTTACCTTTCTTTTTTGCGTGATACCGCTCTCGCGCCTTGCGATTTCTTTCCTGACGCTGTGCTTCACGGTTTTCGTCATCGTCAAAGACCGACTCTCCATACCTAGTGTAGGCCTTACCGAATAGCGCGTTCAGACCTGGCTCTAGTTCCTTTGCTAGTTGCGCCCGACCCTTGCTTCTTGCTTCCTCGGCCTTTCGATCCCGATACGTCATTGACTTCTGATCGTACTCCAGACCTAGTTCGTCCGCTGTTGCTACGAGGTTTGCGATCATCCTCATGTCGCCGTCCTCCAGAATGAACCGCACTAGCTTTCCGCGCAGTAGATTTAGAGCGTCGTTTACCAACAACGTCTGGTTCCCTAAATACATCCTTGTATCTCCTTACTTCGACCTCGATGTAGTAACCATGGTGACCGTCTCCCCTTCTGGGGATGCTGGCTTGTTCGTCCAGTTCGTCAATCACCGCCTCAAGTTCGGTGGGTTTGCACACCACCTCCTTCACAATCTTTAACCTATTAGAATATAGGGTAATTGTGAAATCTAAGATTTTATTATCATTCTTCATGTTTATAAGTTGTTGTGAGCTTACAGTCCACAAGTTTTAGAGTCTTGTTCTCATAATACTTCGGGCGCTTTTCAGCGATCTCGTACAAGCATTGCCACATTTCGTCATGCAACTCAGAACCACGCTCCCACTCGCAAACCCCTCCGGTGCACACAAGCATGACCGCCATATATTTAAGACTCATCCTTCTTGCCCCCGTAAAAATCACCGCGCTTCTGATTCTTGTACGCACGATCTTGGCGCGTACCGACAACGGTCTTGATGTACCAAGCCTCATGCCGGATTCGGGCAAGCTCCTTGGCGAACTCCTCAACCGTCATGTCCGCAGCACTCTTCCACATAGCCCTCTCCTTCACATTCCTGGCACGCGGCTTGGTAGCCCTCAAGGTAGCCGCCATGGTTCCAATCCACGACGGCTCGCTCGTACTCACATTCACCCTGACCACCGCACTCAGGACACAACACATATCCCTTGTCCAACATGGACTGGTGATACCGCTGCGCCATCTTGTTCTGCATCTCCAAGATGGGCGCCACCGCCTCAATGTGCTTTTTCACGGCGTTCATCACGATCCTCCTCCGGCAGACTCTCGTCCAACTCATAGTTGATGTCGTGGTACTCGCAGTACCCGATCACGGAATACAGTTGCGTGTCTGGCGCAATGAAGGAGCGAATCAACACGCCCTGCTTGCCATTGTCATCCACGATGTAATGCAACCAGTAATCCGCCATCTCTGGGGATGCCCACGCATAATGCCGCGTGGTCACACCCTCACCTGATGATGTGGTGATCTGCCCTGCAACCGAGGACAGATAACTCAATGTCCAATCTCTATCACTCATCATATCCCTCCGGTGGTCCGTCTGGATCGCCATCTGCTTCGCCCGAAAACTTGCGCCGCGCCTCGTAATAAACGTCAATCACGCTCTCGCCATGCTTGGCCGTCCACTCCTCCACGGTCATGTCGATGGCATCCTCCTCCATGTCCATGACCCATGCTTTTACTTTTCCCATTTCTACCTCCGTAGATTTTGAACCAACAATCTGTGCAAAGCAGGTCGTTACCGTCCTTTGCATCTGCTTTTTTACCGCACTTAGTGCATTTGGATACGCCCCAGATCACGACTGATCTGATCTCCCAGCAAACCAAAATCGGTGTTGCCAATCATCAAAGTTTTGATTTTCGCGGCTGGCTCTGTCTCCAATCCTCCGCATCACCGGAATCATTTTTCTTTTGTACATTTGATTCCTGACATTGCTCCGAAACTTGCTTGGAACGACAAAGCTATCCCCTATTTCAAGTTCGTCCAGCCAACTCCATTCAGACTCATCCAGCGGAATGTTTTTTTCTATTTTAGGCTTTTTCATTCTTCATGCCCTCCAGCAAATGACAGATTACGTCAATCGTCCAGCCGTTGCCCAACATCCGATAACGCTGGGTGTTCGACACATGATCCGTGTACCCATCCGGCACGGTCTGCAATCGCTCACATTCGATGGGCGTCAACTTGCGCCATGTCATACCGTCCGTGACAAAATTGTTGTGCTCCCATGACGAACCGCTCAACGTGGGAACCTTACCGTCCTCCGCTTTGATGCCGCCTTTGTTATTGCCCCTTGGCACTTGAAGAATCTTCGGCTCAAGATTCCCGCCGGAGTTGGCGCACAATGTCGGCGCCTTGCCGTCAGGATGATAGACGCGCCGGTTGTAGGCGTGACCTTTCAAATCCGCCTCACCTGCCAACTGCAATCCGTTGTCGTCGGCAAAATCAAACACAAGCTGGCGCCGATTCTTTTGGAAGTAGGATTTCAGATTCCCACCCTTGAAATAGTTCGCGTCAATGCAATGTGACTTATCCCGATCCGTAAAACCGTTCTCCAAGATGTCCTTCAAATAGACGCGCTTGTTCTCCGGCATGGAGCAGACTGGAATGTTCGTCCAATACAGACGGTCACGATTCTGCGCCGACACTAAGTTGGAGTTGATGCGAACCGGCCTCACGCCCAAATGCTCAGTGATAACGTCCTGATGCTCTTGCTTCATGTTGACGTTCTCCAACAGAAACCAGCGTGGCTTCAAGGCGCGGAGCAAACGCACATACTCAAAGAACAGCGCCGAGCGCGGATCATCAAAGTTCAAACGCTTGCCAGCCCACGAGAATCCCTGACAGGGTGAGCCGCCGATCAACAGGTCAATGTCCGCGCCACACCCAATACCGTTTTCATCCTCATAAAAAAGACTGCCATGTTTTGTGCCCACTGTGGTCACATCACCCAGATGCACCGTGTCAGGATAGTTGGCCCTCGCTACCTCAATCGCATACTTGTCGATCTCGCTGGCAAAGTAGTTGGTAACAGGAAAGCCTGCCCTCTCAAGGGCAAGCCTCCCGCATGACATTCCGTCAAACAGCGACAGCACGTTCACAATATTTCTCCTTCATTTCAGTATGCGTAAGCTCATCAATCAGAACCCACTCATCACGCATCTGCCAAATCTCAATCCACAAATCTTGGCTGTTATGCTTTGAGATCACATAATGATAGTCACACCAATCATTGGCCTCCAACATCTCATCACGATCCTTGAACCTCGCGTTAACCAGACGAACACCACCGCCCCTCCGATCTTTGTTCGCCGCAACAAACGATGCCGCAAACTCGTCAGCCTCAAAGCGTGGCAACTCCCATGCGAACTCCTTGGCGTTCTCAACGAAATCCACCGCACCCTGCGGATAGTTGTCATAATGCTTGTAAACATGAACCTCTTCATGCTCGTCCTCAAAGATGTAAATCGCTCTAGTTCCCATGACAAACCTCCATAAAACCTTCATGCTCAAGGAGGCAACGAACCTCCTCACGATCAAACGTGTCGCCCTCAAACTTGGGACTCTTAGACACATACTCACACGCCTTACGAATGTTCGACTCATCACAGTCGAACTCGTAAATGCCGCCCTTGCCGTAAAAGCTCAGAACGTAATTCGTGAATGCCTCACTCATCATCCGCCTCCATTACATGACGAAACTTGAAACACGAACCATGACACTTGTCACAGTCAACAACGTCGCCGTATGGCGTCGGCTCGTACCCATGACCCGCACACCAGTCACAGTATACAAGGTATTCGATCCGTGAACCTTGGACCTCAATTCTTTGCTGTATTTCCATAACGTCCTCCAAGACTGATATTTAATTGTTATTATACACAGAGCGAGACAGTATGCAACAACATAAGAACCATGTCTCGTTTGTCACGTTTGGTACAGTATTTTTGCTGAAAAAAAGTTTTTGAAAATTTTTCAAATGGGGTGTGACAAGTGTGACAAGTGTGACAAGAACCTCAAAACACAAGGCGGAGTAAGGGTTTTTCCTTGGCACACTTCTAAGCATTTTTGGCACACTTGTCACAGTATGGGGACTCTATAGGACAACATCTCAAAAACCTGGTAAAAGGCCTAGATTCAAAAAGGCTTCAAAACAACGTTTTTATGGGGTAGTAGTGTGACATGTGTAACAAGAAGACAGACATTCTTGCAGATGACATTGAGGCCGAGACTGGACGCAAATTGACCCAGCGTCAGCGTGAGTTCGCTCGGCACTATGTTGAAGGTATATATTCCAACGCCGAATGCGCCCGAAAGGCAGGGTATGCATCTAACTCAGCAGCCTCTATTGCTGGGCACTTATTGGCAGGCAAAAAGTTTCCTCACCTCACCGACTACATACAAGAACTTCGTGAAGAGCGAGAACGTCGTTATGGCGTGACCGTAATGGGTCAGCTCAAACGTCTTCATGAATTATCGGCTGGCGCCGAGGAGGCAGGTCAGTTTTCAGCGGCAATCAATGCCGAGAAGATTCGATCTGCACTTGGTGGCTTGACTGTAGACAGGCGAGAGAACATTCATCAGCTAGACGATCTGTCTCGAGAAGAGATCACCTCTCGATTGAATCAGTTGCGGCGTGAGTATCCGCAGGCGTTCATTGAGGGTGAGTATACGGAGGTAGTTGATGCCGACACCGGAGGCGAACTTTTGGAACACCATCCGCAGGAACCTGCCGAGTAACTGCTATACAACCCGAATCGAAAACCGCCATGGCGGTGGCGTGCCTGACGTACATGTAGCATGGTCCGGACTTGTGTTTTGGTTGGAATTAAAAACAACAAAAAACAATACTGTCAGAATATCTCCACAGCAAATTGCGTGGAATACCGCGTATTCACGTTCGGGCGGCTTGTCATTCATCTTGGTTAAGCACCTCTCTTCGGGCGACCTATTTTTGTTTCGGGGCGCGAGAGCCTTGGACGTAGCCAAGTCGGGACTGGCAGCTGGGGCCGAGTTTCGGGGTTCGGGATTCGGGGATTTATGGGACGCGGTTCGGGAGTCGGGGGTCCGGCACTTAGAGTCAGTGCTATCGGGACTTCGGGATTCGGGTTCGGGATTCGGGGATCTTGCCCTAGGCCACCCAGGGACTGGGGCGCCAGTACCAGGGTCACAGCAACCTGGGCTCGAGGCAAAAGAAAAGGAGGCCTAGGCCTCCTCCTTTATGCTGTCCTCGATCTTGTCGATTAGGGCGCCGAAGGCTGCGAACCAATCTCGGTCCTCTGGTTCCTTTTCGCATTGTTCGACGACGATATGCTTTATGTGCATGACGATATCTTCTTTGGTCATTTCACTGCCTCCACAATTTGAGTCACGCCATTACCTGCCTTGTAGCATAGCAAGCAATCACGACATTTTTGTCCGGTGCAATTTTGTGCAACATCACTGCCCTTTGATACATTGTTAAACGTCCGATCAAAAAACTCCGGCGGATGATTCATCACCGCGTCAATGCGCGGGTTGCTGTAAATCAGAATCAGATTGGCCGGCTTTTCGTGTTGGCTGTAAAACTTGCGGATAAAATTCTTGCGCTTTGTCCACAAGGCAAAAGAGCAATGTGGGTTGTGCAACGTGATATTGTGGAAATTTTCCAACATGGTCATGTTGATTAGCTCACCATGAGATGAGAAACGGAAAAACGCATCCAAGATTGTCGGCAACATGTGTGGCGGAATCAATCCGCCGGAAAGAATATCGCTGTTTTCCTGCCATGACGGAGCGCAATTCTTGCGGAGTCCGTTCAACATGTTCATGGAATAGCATTTGCGACAGATGATATCATCCGCGCTCGAGTTATACATGGCTTTGCAAAACTCATTAGTTAACGTGTTCGTGTTTAACGAGCGGATATCTTGCAGTTTTCCGCTCCCATTTGATATACGCATGATTAGTCCTCCATATGAACAATTAAATTGTACACCAGGAACAAGCAAAAAACAAACATATATTCGGGTTCGGGACCAGGTAGGCGCCAGGGTTCGGGGCGCAGCCTTTCGGGATTCGGGATTCGGGATTCGGGATTCGGGACTGATAAAAAACGCCCTGGGCATGGCCCAGGGCGCCGTCCGTAGTTGGAGGACTACGACTAATAACTAATGGAATGGTCTCGAGACTGGTCACCAGTCAGAAGGAAGGAGCGCGACACCTGCCGCGCTCCCCATTGTTAGGCGTATTCAGATTGGAGATGTTCGTCTATCTCATCTCCATCCTGTATTTCATTATGGTAATAGTCACCATCCTTGGAATATTCGCCATGGTATCCGCAACCATATTCCACATAATGCGCGACCAGATTGAATCCTTGTTTAATCATCGCATCATATACAGGGATTGGTGGCGACCATGCGGTATCAAACTTGAACACATATGTCCCCGTCCCATCGTCCGCATGATATATATCGTCTGTATCCCATGGGGAACAGATATCCCATTTCGTGCCCCAATTATCACAGCACCAATCATACCAAGATGCTGTGCCGTAATCGACGCGCATCTCGTCTAACTCTGCTTGGGGGATGGCGACGGCATTGCCGTCCTCATCGTTGCGCCACAAGCGATGGGTTTCCCCATCAATCGTAGTCGCGCCAGATGTGATGCCCTTCAGCGCATCCGGCATGGGTTTGATGTGGGCGCACATCTCGCCATTGAGGATGGCGTCTTTCAACGCCATCATCTTGTTTTCGTCCTCATGGGATACATAGATTACATTCTGACACCAATTAGGCATAGATAGATACCTCCGTTTCTGTGAGACGAATGTCCAATTCACCGAACAATGCGACTCGTTTCATCTGTTGTTCAGACAATGGGATAAACTCTGCGAAATCGTCTCCGCTCACAGCGTGAGTCTTTTCCCATAAATCCTTAACGCGAGGAGAATATCCTCGCGCATAGATAACATGGCATTTGTTCTTACTGACAATGTCACGCTCTGGCGATGGCGACATCACATAGATGCCCTCATCCTTAACAAGCCACAGACCATATTCATCTGTCGTCTTGTCCACATAAGGAATCTTGCGCTCGTTCTTCAGCATATGCTGAATCATCCGCGTAAACTCTTTGCTTCTAAATTTAAGCATAGTCATTTAGTCCTCCATTAGACTGTTGTTGATGTCCTCATTATATCGAATAACAAACTAAACACAAACAAAAAGAGCGGCATCTCTGCCGCTCTTTCCGTCCTATGGAGGAACTATCTAATCCTAGGCCATGTCCTAGGGTTGTCTGGATGATCCTCGTCTGGAATGTAATTGTCACGAAGACTAAACGTCGTGCCCATACTCTCCAGTTTATTTAGATACTTTGGAAGATCGCAATCCTCCTCCAATGCTAGTATCTCACCATTAGGCGTCTTGTATGAGAAATCGCTAATGTCATCAATAGACAGGCGCGCTGCCTTGAGCTGTTCTACTGATACGATGCCCCATGCGTGTCCGTTATCTGCGATTATTGTTACTTCCATTTTGTCCTCCATAGACAGGTTGAAAAATGTGGAGTGCTGTTCGCATCACTGGTCGGCGGTCATCGCGACTCCACAATCTGAGTATACACGCATGACCTTCGGGCACAAGAAAAAAACAAACGAAATCCTAGTCGGGTTCGGCAGGCGAGTCGGGTTCGGGTTTCGGGATTCGGGACTGGTGATGACAAGGACTAGGCCGGCGCCGCCTCTGCTATAGGCGTAAGACTATAGCATCCAAAATCCAGGCAAATAAAAAGGGAGGCGGCTAACGCCGCCTCCGCATGATATGGAGTAAGATAGCGCAGTAGAAGGCTGCGCCAGCGTGCAGGATCATGGCTAGTCGCATGACCTGATGGCCTAGATCATCGAGCGGCGCCGCCAGCCCGAAGATCAGATGGGCAGACGCTAGCAGGAATAATCCTGCTAGCCCCATGCCATATTTGATACTACGCATTGTATGCGTCACGCCATTCTGGCGTGCATTGCATTAGCTGGCCGTATTGCTTTACGTCCAGCGCGTAAGTATCGCCATATTCGCCTTCAGGACATAGGCTTGACGTTACGAAACAAAACCATCTCGCGTAAGGATCGTTCTGTTCATTGTCTGCTACTTTGTAGGTTTTCAAAACTTTCCACAAAAAATCGCCGTTGCTGTAAACAGCATATGGCTTGTTTTTGTCGGCAGTTTTCCCGAAGGGATTTTTCTTTCCAGTCATTTTGTAGTCCTCCAAAAAGCGGCGGCGGCACAATGCCGCCGCCTAGGTTTATCACTTCCACTTGAACATCTGGCGAATTTGCGTGTATGCCGCTTTCGCCTCATATTCAAACTCTTGCGGATCGTGATATGCGAGACCCGCCTCAATGGCGTGTCTCTCAACATCCTTCCGCTCCAAATTCCAAAACTTAGCTTGGCTTTTTGCGAAATCGTGTTGATCCTTTAGGCCATGTAGACCAACCAATGTCTCGTGCCATAGCGTCAGCATCTCTTTACAGAAAGCAATCTGTTCCGCTTCTGTTAATGCCTCATATGTATGGCGACGAGCAAATTGTGATTTAGTCATTTAGTCCTCCAATAGACTAGGGTTGCTTTGGGGTCGCTTGGCTATTGCCGTCCGATTTCCCTTAATGTCTTATGACATTAAGCTAAAATGAGACAACATGCAACACCAAACAATAAATAAAATACATTTTACTTGTCATCAATTTGACACCAGCACAAAAAATCTTGTAATAAAATTACCCTGTCGCCCAGGCCAGGCGTAATAATATTAGGGTTACTTGGGACAATATCGGGCAACATGTCAAATTACTGACGCCCCACCCCCTTGATTTTTTGGGCGCGGGCGCGCGCCCACCCACCCGCCCTAGATGGGTATATTTATTCACATGTTTTTCTGTTCGACCTAGGCACCAGTTGCAAGATCCACAAATTAATTGTACGAAAGCCTAAAGGAGTCCCTAGGCGTGAAAAAAATTTCTGATGTAAATTCATTTGAGATGTTTGGTCGAATGTGTGTGTTGTTGGACAGTGCGCCTTGGTACAGGGACCAGCGGATCAGGGATCTTGGCTTTCGGTTCATTCCTGCCATTGAGCATGGGAGGGTTCGGTATTACATGCGGGATGATTCGCTGATTGGTTTTTGCACATGGTGTTACATGACTTTTGAGGAGGCGGAGACGCGGAAGTATAGTGGCCGTGATGTGTTTTCGCGGACTGGCGGCGATCAGTTGTGGGTCATGGACATGGTTGCGGTTGATAGTGTATTGTATATTGCGAGAGACATGCGCCGATTCTTGAGTGATGTCACGGATCACGATGTGGCGTATTGGAAACGTCCTGACGGCAGGCAGGGCAATGCCTGGAGATTGAAGCATGGGTGAAAGCACTGGCGGCGGCGGCAACGAATCAGACAACCAACAGGATGATGGTGGCCGCAGACCTGGCGATCCACAAGTCTTTGGTGTAGACGGCGTATCGAAGACTGGCAGTACGTCCAAAGACCAGCAGATTGGTTTCACGGATGGGCAGGGTGGTAGAGGCGCGAATTTTGACGCGCTTCAGGGTGCCACGCGCCAGCAAACCACGGCTGCGGTAGCGGCGGCTGATGCGGCACGGAATGCTGGTGGCGGCGACACGGCGGCACAGCAAGCTGTAAGAGGCATTTTAGACAGTTACGATCCGAGTGCCGTGAATCGTCAGGGCAACTTGACGGACAGTGGACGCAATCTTGTTAATGAGGCGGCGCAGGACGCGCTTGAGTTTGAGCGCATAACTCAGGATCAACAGCGTGCACAATTTGCGTCTGATCTTATTGGCGGGTTTACCACGAATCTCGGTGAAGGTGTGGCGCCGCAACCCGTCGATGAGTCGGCGTTTGATCGTTTTTTTGCTGAAGACGCGACGCAACCACTTGATGTAACGCAACCGGCAGGCACCGGTTTTGCCGATGCAGAAACTGCACGCATTGCGAATCTGACGCCTGATGAGGCGGCGGCAGAAAACATCACTGTAGCGCAGCGTGTAGCCGCGCAGGCCGCGATGCGGGGCCAGACTCTTTCTCCTGGTGGTCAGTTACAAGGACCAAACCTTCTTGATATCTTTACTGAGGCTGATTTAGATCCGGCAGCGGCTCAAGCGGCTCAACGAGTGCAGAACGAACTAGATTTTGCTAGACAGACGGCTCAACGGCAGCAGGCGCTGGATGCGGTCAATCGTATGGTAGGAATCACCACCTTGCCCGAAGCCGCCACTGCGGGAGCTGTTTTGCAAGGCAATCAACCTCCCAGAGGCACTGTTACTATTACGCGACAGGCAGGGCCAGGGGATGACACTTCTTCACAGCAGTTGTTTGAGACGTTAGATCCTGCAACGCAGGCTCTGATCAATCGTGCCGGAACCACGGCTCCCGATCCTTTGCTCACAACGGGCACGGCACCTGCTGCTACTAGCGGTCCGATGCAGCGGGTAGATCCTACACAAGTTGGTGGCATCTCGGTTCCCACACCTCCGCCGGATGAAAGTGATATTCCGTTTTTTGATCGTCAGCGTTTTCAAACCAACGATCAACGTGACTTCTATAGGGACATAGAAGCGAGAGGCTTGCGTGGTCAGTTTGAATCAGAGCTGGCTAATCTTGAAAACAGAACGACATTTGGTCTTGGACCTCGGCTCAAGGAACAAATTGAGGCAGGCGGCGTGCCTAACTACGATCCATCGAAGCCGGAGGGTTTCCGTATTCGTGGTGTGACTAACACACGGTTTGTAGATTTGCCTTTTGTCGGCACGACGCCGATCTCGACATACACGGGGTTGGACAACCCCAACGCTCTGCCGGACACCAGTAGCGATGAACCGGTGACTGCAAAGGCACCGAATGATCCATGTCCTGCGGGGTATCAGCTTGTTAATGGTGTGTGTCAGCCGGTAGATGATTTAACTCAACCGCCTGATCCTCCAGGCTCTGATTTCCAGATCAATCCGACCACGGGACTGCCCACGGTGTTCCAACCGACGACGGTGGCGACACCAGTTGGTCCGATCAATCCGTTTGTGCTTCAACCGTCACCACCGGTTGGGATCAATCCACCGGCACCGATGCCAGCACAAGGCATTCAGGCACTGTCTCCAACGGGGGCGGCACTTGGCAGGCAGGTTTGATACAGTACCTGAAGAGGTTCTCAAGGAGATATATGCCCTTCAGAATCAACAAGTACGGCTTTCGATCCGCGAAAAGGCGCGTGATCAGTTCATGCCGTTTGTTCATCACGTCTATGACGGCTTCATTGAGGGCCGTCATCACCGAATTATCGCGGAAAAACTGGAGAAAGTAGCGCGTGGTGAGTTAAAAAGGCTCATTGTGAACATGCCGCCGCGTCATTCTAAGTCAGAATTTGCCTCATATCTGATGCCAGCGTGGTTTTTGGGGCGAAATCCGAAGCTAAAGATCATTCAGGCCACTCATAACACCGAATTGGCGGTCAGATTCGGCAGAAAAGTGCGTGATTTGATCGACACACCCGATTTTCACACCATTTTTCCCGATACGGGCCTAAAAGCGGACGATAAAGCCGCCGGAAGGTGGGGAACTTCGGCTGGAGGCGAGTATTTTGCCGCCGGAGTGGGCGCAGCGATGACCGGACGCGGTGCAGACCTGTTAATTATTGACGATCCGCACTCTGAACAAGACGCATTGTCCAGTACGGCCTTTGATCACGCCTTTGAGTGGTACACATCCGGTCCAAGACAGCGTTTACAGCCTGGTGGGGCGATAATTATCGTCATGACGCGCTGGGGCATGAAGGATTTGACCGGCCAAGTCATAAAAATGCAAGGTTCTGACCAGATGGCGGACGAATGGGAGGTTGTGGAGTTCCCAGCCATACTTCCGTCCGACAAACCGCTCTGGCCGGAGTTCTGGAACAAGGATGACCTTGTTAAGGTCAAGGCATCACTGCCTTTAGCCAAGTGGAACGCACAGTGGCAGCAAAATCCGACTGCCGAAGAGGGTGCCATCGTCAAAAAGGAGTGGTGGCAGATGTGGGAGAAGGAGAACATCCCACCCGTGAAGTACATCATTCAGGCGTATGACACGGCGTTTAGCAAGAAAGAGAGTGCCGACTACTCTGCCATAACAACGTGGGGGATCTTTATCAATGAAGATACCGGTGCCGATAATATCCTTCTTATGGATGCTCGTCGTGGTCGTTGGAACTTCCCTGAACTTAAAGAGGTGGCAGGAGAAGAGTATGAGTATTGGGAACCTGATATGGTCATTATTGAGGCGAAGGCGTCGGGCCAGCCATTGACGGATGAGTTACGCGCCGCTGGCATTCCGGTCATGAACTATACACCAAGCAAGGGTCGTGATAAGATCACCCGTATGCACACAGTAGCACCGCTGTTTGAGGCGGGGATGGTGTGGGCACCGGAACAAAAGTTCTCGGAAGAAGTTATTGAGGAGTGTCTTGCTTTCCCACACGGGGAGCATGACGACTTTGTCGATAGCATGACGATGGCTTTGATTCGTTTCCGGCAGGGTGGGTTCATCGAGCTTGAGGGTGAGAACGATAACTCCGATTGGTATCCAAGGAAACGGGAGTATTACTAATGTCAAAAGCGATGGATAAGTTAGCAGACGATCTTTTGAAGTCCGGTGAAAAACGAGGCGCTGACGAGATTTTGGGCATGGACACAGAGGGTATGAGTCCAGCTAAAATTAGAAAGCTGTTGAAAGAAAAGGGCATCGTCTTCAAAGCGAAAGGCGGGTCTCTTAACGAAGCCATAGATCGTGTAGAAAAAAAGCAAGAGTTCCGTAACGGTGGCAAGGTTTCTCTAGACAACTTTAAGGGTAGCTTTTAGTGACAAAGACGTATCACGGTTCCAAGTTTCTGACCCCGAAGGCGAAGTCTAATCGCAAGCGGCAGCTTGAGCGTTCTGGATACGATGACGATACGGTTGCCGACATCATTGATTTTGAGTTTGATTTAGGACTTGGCCGGTATCCTGGGACACCGTTACCGGGCAAGAGTTATGCAGAGGGTGGCGAGGTTCATGTTGAACGGCGCGATACCTTCAAGGGGATATTTTAATGGCGTTACCTCCGAGACCCATGGGCAGTTTGACCGACTCTGGCATCGAGGCGCCGGAAGGCATTGAAGTAGATGTACCTCAGGTAGAGGATTTTGCCGGTGGTGCTGAGATTCTGCAAGATGTTGACGGCGGTGCTATCGTTCAGGCGCTCATGGGTGGGGCGGAAGAAGGCATTGAAGTACAGACGGCGGTGTATGATCACAACGCCAACCTTGCTGAGATTTTGGATGAGTCCACGCTGGGTGAGATATCCAGCGAACTTCGTGAGATGTACGAAGAGGATATGGACTCAAGACAGGATTGGGAGCAATCCTACACCAAGGGTCTTGATCTTCTGGGCATCAAGTATGAGGAACGCACCCAGCCGTTTGATGGCGCTACTGGTGTAACGCATCCATTGATTGCCGAGTCCGTAACGCAGTTCCAAGCACAAGCCTATAAAGAACTTTTGCCTGCCGGTGGTCCGGTCAAGACGCAAGTCTTGGGTTCCAAGACCATGGAGAAGGAGGCACAGGCCAGTCGCGTCAAGAACTTCATGAACTATCAGGTCACTGAGATCATGGAGGAGTTTGATCCTGACACGGATCAGATGCTGTTCTATCTGCCGCTATCTGGATCTACGTTCAAGAAGGTATACTTTGACCCTACCAAGAACCGTGCGGTGTCGGCGTTTGTGCCGTCAGAAGACTTGGTGGTGCCGTATTCGGCTACCGATCTGAACACAGCTCCACGGGTGACGCACGTTTTGCGGATGGACGCCAATCAGGTTCGCAAGATGCAAGTCGCTGGTATCTATCGCGATGTGGAGGTGTCCACTAGCGACGAAAGCGACAACCCTGTTCATGACAAGGTGGATCAGATTGAGGGCGTCAGCAAAGGATATTCAGACGATGTGCATACCATCTTGGAGATGCACGTTGAGATGGACCTTGAAGGCTTTGAAGACATGGGTCCGTCAGGAGAGCCAACGGGGATCAAGCTACCGTACATCGTAACGCTTGATCATGGATCTGGGGAGATCTTGTCCGTAACGCGCAACTACGATCAGCAAGATCCGTTGAAGCGTAAGCGGCAATACTTTGTGCATTACAAGTTTCTACCCGGTCTGGGTTTCTATGGCTTCGGCCTGATTCACATGATTGGCGGACTTGGTCGCGCAGCTACGAGCATACTTCGTCAGTTGATCGACTCTGGTACGCTGGCGAACTTGCCGTCTGGTTTCAAGGCACGAGGCATACGCATCCGTAACGATGACGAGCCTTTGTCGCCTGGTGAGTTCAGGGACATTGATGCACCTGGTGGTGACATCCGTAACTCGATCATCCCGCTTCCATTCAAAGAGCCGTCCGGCACGTTAGCGCAGTTGCTGGCATCTTTGATTGAAGGTGGGCGCCGCTTTGTATCTATTGCCGACCAACAGCTTGGCGACGGTGCGAAGAGTGGTGACATGCCTGTAGGCACAACTGTAGCGTTGCTTGAGCGTGGTATGAAGGTCATGTCGGCCATTCACAAACGCTTGCACTACGCGCAGAAAACAGAGTTCCGGCTCCTCGCTAGAATCTTCGCGGAAAATCTCCCTTCAAGTTATCCGTATGAGGTAGCCGGAGCACCCTCAGAGATAAAGTCACAGGACTTTGATGGGCGCGTAGATGTCATCCCAGTGTCGGACCCGAACATCTTTTCGATGGCACAGCGCGTTACGCTAGCGCAAACACAGCTACAGTTGGCGCAGTCCAATCCGCAGATTCACAATTTGCATGAGGCATACAAGCGTATGTATCAGGCTCTT